GCGCCACTGCCGACCGAGCCACAGGTTGACAACAAGACGCTGATTGAGCGTTTGAAGGCTTGGGTCAATGGCTAAGTTCAGCGCCACCAAAGCCGCCGAGCAGCGGCTAGCCATCGAGCTGCGCAAGGTCGCCAAGATCGTCGGTGGCATTGTGCGTGCCCACGTCAATGGCGACAAGATCACCGATCCCAAGAAGCTGGCTGCGGCTCTCGAGGCGTACAGCGATGCGCTGGGTCCATGGGGCGAGGCTGTGGTCGCCAAGATCATGGCTGGCGTTCAGGACAACAACAAACGCGCATGGTCGCAGCTGTCAACCACCATCGGCAAGGAGTTGCGCAACACGATGGCCGAGTCGGCTGTTGGCGCAGTGGCGCGTCAGCTGCAGCGTGAGCAGGTCGAGCTCATCAAGAGCCTACCGCTGGAAGCAGGGCTGCGTGCACAGAAGCTGGCGCAGGAGGCAATGATGGGCGGCAAGCGTGCGGACGAAATTGCCAAGGAATTGGAGCGCACCACCGAAGTCACCGAGAGCCGCGCAACGCTGATCGCTCGCACCGAGATCGCCAAGGCGAATGCAACGCTGACATCGGCTCGCGCCCAATATGTTGGCGCAACGCACTACGTGTGGCGCACTGCGGAGGACGGTGATGTTCGTGAGTCGCACGCCGAAATGAATGGCAAGATCTTCCGGTTCGACGATCCTCCTTATGTTGAGGGCGAAGGCAACCACGGACCAGGAGAGATCTACAACTGCAGGTGCTTCGCCGAGCCAATAATCGGAGAAACAGAATAGTTGTTGCCTTTTCTGCAAAATGAAGGCATAATCTCGAACAACACATATTGTAGACTGGACATGGCAAAATACTACTCAACGGCAAAGTTGTCCGAGCGACTCTCCGAGACGCCAGAGGGCTTCCTCGTCTGTGAGGCTGTGCCCATCACGCGTGCCGGTGACTTGCTGTACTCGCCATTCGAGACTCCCGTCACTCCTGGGTCTGGCAACACTGTGATCAATCGCACTGTTGAAGACATCCATGATCCGGCAACAATCGCTTCCTTTGAAGGGAAGCCGGTTACAATTAACCATCCGGAAGACTTCGTCACACCCGACAACTGGCGCGAGCTGGCCGTTGGGATTGTGCAGAATGTTCGTCCAGGAGAAGGTGAAGATGCTGACAAGCTCTTGGCAGATCTGTTGATCACCGACTACGAAGCCATCTCCGCAGTAAAGTCCAAGCGTCTACGCGAGGTCTCGTGCGGTTACGAAGCAGAGTACGTCGAAATCAGTCCAGGTCGCGGTCGTCAGGAGAACATTATCGGTAATCACGTAGCATTGGTGGCGTCTGGGCGGTGCGGTTCAGAATGTGCCATTTTCGATCACGCACCACGAAAGGAGAAAGCTCCCATGACCATGAAAGAGAAACTCATGGGGATCTTCTCGAAGTCGCTTGATGAGGCGATGGTAGAGGAAACCCCACCTGCGGCTCAAGACCAACAACCCGACATGGCGCAAGTTCTTGCCGCTATCATGGGTCGTCTGGACGCTATTGAAGCCGCTCTCAAACCTGCTGGCGACGGTGAAGTTCCCAAGACCGAAGGCGATGGCGATCCTGCTGCCGCTGCCGGTGAAGGCGAAACTGACCCTGCTGCTGAAGGCGGCGATCACACTCCCGAAGAAATGTCGGCTCTCGAGACTCGTCTCGCGACCATTGAACAGGCTCTGGCGAAACTCGCCGGTCTGGACAGCGGCGAAGAGACCGACAACTACGACACGAAGGACTCTGTCTGCAAAGACGCCGAGACCATCGCTCGTGCTGAAATTCTCGCTCCTGGAATCGCCAAAACCGCTGACGTCAAGGCAAAGGCTCTGAACGCCGCATACGGCACAGAAGATGGCAAAGCTGTCATCGACTCGCTGCTCGCTGGCAAGACCTTTGACTCGGCAGACAAAGACATGCTGTTTGTTGCTGCATCGGAAATGCTTAAAAGCGTGCGCCGTTCGCAACTCAACGCACGTGTCAGCTTGGATTCGCTTCCGAGCATGAAGGCTGGCGACATGACGCCGGAAAAAATCAACGCTATGAACGCCGCTCGCTACGGCAACCAATCCAAATAAGGAGAAAACCATGACTGCATTTCTGTATCGCGCTCCGTCTGGTGTTGCCGGTGACATTACCCGTCAGCAAGACACCATCGTCGAATCTGGTCTGCTCAACGCAGCCAAAGCACCCACCGCCTTTGGCGCTCCGGTGAAGATCGTTGCCGGCAAGTTCGAGAAAATCGAATCCGGCGACGCAGCCACCGTGTTCGCTGGCGTGCTCTCGCGCATCGCACCGAGCATCTCCGGTGACACCTCCGAGACCTTTGCTTCCGGCACCCCGAACGTCAAGGGTGTTCAGGGCATCGTCGTGAAAGGCTATGTCAACGTCGTTTGTGCACAAGGCACTCCCGTTCGCGGTGCAGCTGTCTTTGTTCGCATCACCGCTGACACTGGCAAAGCTGTTGGCGACTTCGAAACCGCTGCCGACTCCGGCAAGTGCGTTGCGATCGCTGGCGCAACTTGGGCTGTTGATGGCAAAGACACCAGCAACGTGGCTGAAATCCGTCTGGCTTAAGGAGAAAACTAAATGAAAACCTTTGACTCTACTCTGGCGTACTACGTCAACCAACTCGACAACCTCGACAAGAAGTTGTACGAGCCTCTGTATGCAACGACTTGGGGTCGTGACATCAAGCTGCGCACTGGCATCTCGATGGCCAACGAGTCCACCTCGTTCATCCGCTCCACGCTCGGCTCTGTCGGCAGCCAGTCTGCAACCGGCAAGCCTTGGCTCGCGCCCAACAGCACCACGCTTCCTGGCGTGTCTGTGAACGGCGAGCGCATCGTGCTGCCTCTCCGCTTGCTCGGTCAAGAAGTGTCTTACTCTTCTGTCGAACTCGAGCGCAGCCAGCTGCTCGGCCAGCCGATTGATCAGCAGAAGTTCGATGGTCTGAACATCCTGTACCAGATGTCTACGGACGAGATGGTGTACGTGGGTGACACGGCTGTCGGCGCAACTGGTCTGTTGAACAGCGACCTCGTTGTGTCTGGTTCTGTGGCCAACGGCGCAGCTGGCACTTCCACTTGGGCGACCAAGACTCCGGACGAGATCCTCGCCGACGTCAACACCCTCGTTGAAGCTGCTTGGGCTGCTTCCGGCTACAGCGTTTGCCCTGACAAGCTGCTCCTGCCGCCTGTTCAGTACGCATACATCGCCAGCCAGAAGATCAGCAACGCTGGCAACGTGTCGATCCTGACCTTCCTGGAAGACAACAGCATCAGCCTCCGTGTGAACGGTCGCAAGCTGGACATCCAGCCGGTCAAGTGGCTGACTGGTCGTGGCGCATCGGGCAAGAACCGCATGGTTACGTACACCAACGACGAGAACCGCGTGCGCTTCCCGATGGTGCCGATCCGTCGCGAGACTCCGTACTACCTCGGCATCAAGTTCAATGCTCCGTACATCTGGGCATTCGGCGAGACCGAGTTCGTGTACCCCGAGACTGTCCGCTACGCTGACGGCATCTAAGACGCAAAGGAGACCGGCTCACAACAGTCGGTCTCCTCTTGATAAAAGGAGATGGAAATGCAAGTTCAGTTCAAAAAGCCGGTAACCATTGGTTCCGCAACCTACGGGAAAGGCGTGCACGACGTTCCTGCAGCCGACACCAAAGACAATTGGTTCTTCGACGCACTCGTCGAGGAAGGCTCTGCAATCGTTCTGCGTGAAGAGTCAGGGGAAGCTCAGGGCGAGGTCGCGAACGACGCGCCTGCAACCGCCGAACACTCTGAATCAGCATCTGCGCAGAAGAGCAAAGGCAAATCCAAGGCTACGGCCAAGGAAACTGGAGACGCATAATGGACATAGCGAAGTTCCGCAATGACTTTCCCGAGTTCGCGGACGCATCTCGCTACACCCCCACTATGTTGACCTTCTGGTCTGGCATGGGTGAGAAGTTGATTTCTGCCGACAGGTTCGGCGATCTTTTCACGCAAGCCGTAGAGTTGTTCACCGCCCACAATGCCGTACTCGCTGCAGGCAACAAGACTGCATCAGCAACTGGTGCTTTACCAGGACAGGCAGGTGGTGTGGTGGCAAACAAAAAGGTTGGCTCGGTTGGCGTCGCGTACGACACCGTCGCAGCTATGGAAACCAATGCCGGTCATTGGAATCAAACAACCTATGGTCGCCAATACATCCGTCTCGCACGGCTGATTGGTCAAGGGTGTTATCAGCTATGATTGTGACCGTCACAAAAGACATCACAGCCGCCGTGCTGCAAACCGTCCAAGAGATGGCGAAGAAGCGCGTGCTGATTGGCATTCCTGCGGAGAAAGCTGCTCGCAAAGGCGACCCGATCACCAACGCGTCGCTGGGGTACATCCATGAGAATGGTTCCCCTGCGCGCAACATTCCTGCTCGCCCATTCCTGAAACCAGGAGTGGAGCAAGCCGCGCCCAAGTGCGCCGCTGTGCTTGGCAAGTTCGCCAAGACGGCATTCAACAACCCTTCGGACATCGACAAGGGATTGAACGCAGCAGGGCTGATTGCCCAAACGAGCGTCAAGAAAAGAATTGTGTCCGGAGAAGGTTTTGCACCTTTGAAAGAAGGTACAATTGCTGCACGGAAACGCAGTGGTGCAAAAGGCACCAAGCCGCTGATCCGTACCGGCCAACTGCTGAACAGCATCACGTATGTTGTTAGGGAGAAAGCGTAATGGCGCTTATTGATGTGTCCGATCTGCTTCGCGATCCAGACTTCACCAATGTGGTGACGCTGATCCGTCGCACATCCACAATCAATGCCCACGGCGAACACATTATGACTGAATCGCCTTGCAACATCGTTGCATCGGTTCAGGGAATCAACACCGAAGACCTGATGCGCGTGCCTGAGGGTGCTCGTCTGCAAGATTTGATAACCGTGTACTATCGCGGCGAGTTGCAGGCAGAGAGCAAAGGCGGCTACGCAGACATCATCGTCTGGCAAGGCCACCGCTACCAAGTGGCGACTGTTGATGAGAGCTTCATGAATTTCGGCGCAGGTTTTACCCGCGCCATCTGCAAGATGGAGGAGGTGAACAATGTCTAACACCTCGGCCACAGGCGGTTATTTACAGCAGGTCGCTGGTCCTCTTGAAGGGCTTGATCTGCGCCGGTTCATTGGAACTGTGCTTGTCGGCGTGTCTGGCTTTGCACCGGAGATGGTTCGCCCTGCTTGGCAGCAGAACCCTCCTCCAGTTCCAAACATCGACACAAATTGGATGGCGTTCGGTATTACCGCTCGTCGTGCAGACAACGATCCGTACCAAGTGGAAAAGGAAGATGGCCAACGCACACTGATGCTGCGGCACGAAGAACTCGACATCATGTTGGCGTTCTACGGTCCAGACTGCTTGCAGAAGGCTGCAGAAGTCCGCGAGGGTTTCGAGCTGACACAAAATACGGAGAGTTTGCTTCTCGCTGGGATGGCGTACATTGACTTGTCCGACATCATTCATGCACCGGAATTGGTGAACGACCGCTACTTTGACCGTGCGGACACGACACTGACCATCCGTCGTGAAGTAAGGCGAGAATACCGGATCCTGAATTTCGTCTCAGCCAATGGCGCGATTCATGCGAATCGGGATATAACCACATTGTCCCGTGACTGGGCGGTTTAACTTAAGGAGAAATGAAAATGGCTCAAGGTTTGAATGTTGGACGGCTCGTACGAGTTTCCGTCAATCTCGCGCCGCTGGCCGCTGCTCGTCGCGGTTTCGGCACGCTTCTGGTTGCTGGTGACAGCAACGTAATCGATGGCAGCGAGCGTATCCGCTCGTATGTGGATCTGGAATCGGTAGCAACCGACTTCGGCACTTCTGCGCCTGAATATCTTGCAGCATCGCTGTACTTCGGTCAATCGCCGCGCCCTCAGCAGCTGATGATTGGTCGTTGGTTGCGCACTGCGACTGCTGGCTTGCTCAAGGGTGGCATTCTTACCACCGCAGAACAGGCTCTTGCAAACTGGACTGCGATCACGACTGGCTCGTTCCAGATCACGGTTGATGGCGTTGTGAAGACCGTCACCGCGCTGAACCTGTCTGCTGTGACCAATCTGAATGGCGTGGCTTCTGCCATCAACGCCAAACTTACTGGCGCAACTATCGCTTGGGACGGCTCTCGCTTCACCGTGACTTCCGGCACCACTGGCGCGACTTCCATCGTTGGTTATGCTTCGGCAACCGGCTCTGGCCAAGACGTTTCTGGTCTGCTCAAGCTCACTTCTGCTCTTGCGCTGGCTCCTGTTGCTGGTTTCGCCGCAGAAACTCCTGTCGAGTGCGCTGCTGCCATGACGAACCTTTCCGGCCAATGGTACGGTCTGTCTTTCGCTGCATCCACGATGCCGACTGCTGACCAATTGATCGAAGTTGCCGCCTTCATTGAAGGTGCATCGATCAGCCGCATCTTCGGCGTGACCGAGACCGACACTCGCGTGTTGGACGCAACTTACACAACCGACCTCGCCAGCCGTATGAAGGCTCTGAGCTACAAGCGCACCTGCGTGCAGTTCTCTGCCAATCCGTACGCAATCTGCTCGATGATCGGTCGTGCGTTCTCTGTGAACTTCAGCGCAAACCGCAGCACCATCACTCTGATGTACAAGCAAGAGCCTGGAGTTGTTGCTTCGCTGTTGACCGAAACGCAAGCGCAGACCCTCAAGGCAAAGCGTTGCAACGTGTTCGTGCAGTACATGAACGACACTGCGATCATTCAGTACGGCGTGATGTCTGGCCAAGCTTACTTTGACGAGATCCACGGTCTGGACTGGTTCAGCGATGCTCTGCAAACTGCCGAGTACAATCTTCTGTACCAAAGCAAGACCAAGATCCCGCAGACCGATGCCGGTCAGAACCAGTTGGTCAATGTGGCGTCTGGCGTTTGCCAAGAAGCAATCAACAACGGCTTGGTCGCTCCTGGTCAATGGAATGCCGATGGCTTCGGTCAGTTGTCTCGCGGCGACCACCTGAGCGAAGGCTTCTACATCTACACTCAACCGATGGCCGCTCAAGACCAGTCGATCCGTGAACAACGCATCGCTCCTCCGATTCAGATCGCTCTGAAGCTGGCTGGTGCGATCCACGAAATCGACTGCATCGTTGATGTGAACCGCTAATTAAGGAGAAACAAACATGGCTACTTATTCCTTCCAAGACGTCGCCGCCGCAATCGTCGGCGTAGGCGGTTCGATCAACTTGGCTTCTGGCGCTGCAGTGGCTGAAGAAGGCATCACGATCGAAGCCGCTGAAGACAAAAACATCATGACCATCGGCGCTGATGGTTCTGGTATGCACAGCCTCGTGTCGAACGAAGCCAGCACCGTGACTGTTCGCTTGCTGAAGACCTCGCCGGTCAATGCGCAGCTGCAGTTGATGTACAACTTGCAAACCATTTCCAGCCTGACCCACGGCAAGAACGTGATCACTGTACGCGATGTGGTGCGAGGCGATGCCATCGTTCTTACGAACGCAGCATTCAAGAAGCGTCCAACTGTTACGTACGCCAAAGAAGGCGGCATGATGGAATGGACTTTTGACGCAATCAAGACCACCCAAATTCTGGGCGTTGGCACTCCGGAGATCTAATCCATGGAATTCGAAACAGAAGGTCGTACATACAAGGTCAACAAGATCGATGCTCGGTCTCAGTTCCATATCGTACGCCGACTGGCTCCTGTTTTGGGGCAAGTCGCGCCAGCGGTTCAAGGCGGCAAGGGCGGCATGGACGCTCTGCCAGCTTTGGCCAATGCGATTGCGAACCTTTCGGACGCCGATGCAGACTACGTGCTGTTTGGTTTGCTGAAAGCTCTGTCTCGCAAACAGGATCAAGGATTGGGTTGGGGACCAGTGGTGACTGGAACCGCGATCATGTACGATGACATCACGATGCCGACCATGCTGAAACTTGCTTGGGAGGCTCTGTCCTTTAACATGTCGGGTTTTTTCGCCGCTCTCCCCTCGGATTTGAAAGAAGCAGCCCAGAAAGTAAGCGCCCAGTCAGCTGGGTAAGCTTACCCGATGGGGAGGACTGGTTGTTGCGACCTGTGCTGCGAGGACTTTGTAAGTATGAATCGTTAATCGACTCCACTTTGGACCTCGCAGACATCGCGCTGCTGAATGATGCGTTGGATGTGCAAGAGGAGAACGAAGTGAGATACCGTGAGGCCAACAAATGAGTGCTGAAACAATCAAGGAGTTTCTCGTTGGTCTCGGTTTCAAAGTCGATGAAGCCGGTCTAGCGAAGTTCTCCGAAGGCATTGCGTCTGCTTCCCTGCGTGTAACGGCACTGGCGACTGCGGCTACGGCTGCAGCTGCCGGCATCGTCGCGTCCGTGCAGCACATCGCGTCCGAATACGATCAACTCGACAAACTGGCCACGCAATTCCGCACGACAGCGGATGCTGTTGACGAGTTCATTGACACGGCAAAGATCCTTGGGCTGAGCGACGAGAAGTCGATCGAGTCCCTGAAGAACCTTGACCGTGCGATTGTTGACACCTCCATGGGCATGGGTCGTGCCAAGTTGGTGTTTGAAGACCTAGGAATCAAGGTCACCGATACAGCTGGAAAACTGAAGCCCACGACCGAAGTGATGGGCGAGTTAGCAGAAAAATTCAAAGACATGGAGCGCGGCAAGCAGCTTCGTGTTATGGAGCGTTTGGGTCTAGATCCTGCGCTGCTCAAGGTTTTCAACGGCGACCTCGCCGCGATCAGCGCGGAGCTGCAAGAGATCGACAAGGCGGCGAACTTCGACTTCGAGACGGCAATCGTCGAGTCGAAAGCCTTCATGCAGATCTGGCGCCAGATGCAGCAGGAAATCGAGAAGTGGAAGATGCTGTTCAACAAGGCTTTCGAGTCTGTCGCTGTGAAGCTGATGCCCAAGTTCCGCGCCCAGATAAAATCGATCACCGACAGCATGGTGGCCTTCCGCAAGAAGGTCATGGAGAATATGCCCAAGGCGATCGAGGCAATCATGCCGATCATCAACATCATTATGCGCGTCGCAGAAGCATTCATTAAGATTGTCGCACGCATCGCATCTGGTGCGATGACCGTCATTGGTTGGTTCTTGAAACTCAACGAGGCAACTGGCGGCTGGGCTGGCTACATCCTTGCGGCAGCAGCTGCGTGGAAGTACCTTAACCTGTCGTTCTTGGCCACGCCGCTCGGCATGTTGCTGTCTCTGGCGGCTGTCGTTGCGCTTCTTATTGACGACTTCCTCACGTTCAAAGAGGGCGGCGACTCGCTGATCGACTGGGGAAGTGGCTTCGGAATCGTGATGCAAGGCGTCACAGCCGCGCTCACCGGCTTCCTTGCGTACCTTGCCCTGAGCAAAGCAGCGGTCATCGCCATGACGATCGCAACCAACGCTTGGGGTGTGGCAACCGCAATCATGAACGGTGTAATGGCAGCTGCTCGTACGGCAGTCCTGTTGTTCAACTTGGTTCTTTACGCCAACCCAATCGGTCTTGTCGTCGCAGCTATCGTTGCTCTGATCGCTGCAGGCGCATTGCTTATCGCCAACTGGGATACCGTCAAGGCTTGGTTCGCCTCGTTCTTTGACTGGCTGCTTGCAGGCTTCAACAAGGTCGCCGAATGGGGTGGCAAGGTCGCTGGTGTATTTGGTTTCGGCGGTGGCGCACCGGCTTCTGCACCAAGTCCGCAAGCGCAAGCTGCTATCAATGGCGGCGGTCAAAACGTAAATCAGCAAACCCAGATCGTCGTGCAAGGCTCGTCCGATCCGGCAGCAACGGCTCGCGCCGTCTCTGGCGAACAAGGTCGCGTCAATGCCGACATGGCACGTAACATGCGAGGAGCAGCACGATGAGTCTGTTCGATACGAACTTCGCGGACACGGCCAACTTCCTACCGAAGCGTGCGATTGGTCCATTTTCCGCGACCATCACACTGGAGGAAGTCGCCTCCGACGAATTGGAAATTACCCAACACCCAGTTCAGCAAGGTGCGTCGATCACCGATCACGCCTACAACAAGCCTTCGACAGTGAACATCAAAGTTCAGTGGAACAACGACGATGCGCCGCTGGCTGAGACTTACCAGAACCTGTTGGATCTGCAAGCAAGTCGTGAGCCGTTCGATGTCGTTACCGGCAAGCGCACGTACCGCAACATGCTGATCAAATCGCTTGGCCAGACCAACGACGTTCAGACGGAAAACATCCTGTCGATCTCTCTGCAGCTGCAGGAAATCTTCATCACTGCTGTTGAGGTGGTGTCGGTTCCAGCAAGACCCAAGCAGAAGAATGCTGGCAAGACAGGCGCAACCGAAAATGCTGGGCAGAAGTCCGCTCAGGAAACGCCAAAGAAGCGTAGTGCGCTCGCCGCGCTCGCTGGCAAGGGAGGCTAACCATGGCTTTGAATGCATTCAAAATACCTCTGATCAACATCCCGCAGCGGTTTGCCATCGACTTGGCTGGCAAGTCCTACATCGTTCTGTGTCGCTACAACACAGAGATGGAAAGCTGGCTCATCAGCATGCAAGACGGCGACACCGAAGCAGACATTTTCGATTCGATGCCGTTAGTCACTGGCGTCGATCTTCTGGCGCAATATGCCTACCTTGGCATTCCAGGAAGTCTGATCGTTTACACGGACGGGGACGAGCACGCTCCACCGACAGAGACGAACCTTGGCGCTGAGAGCAATCTTTACTACGTGGTTGAACAATGACGACGCAACTTCAATACATCCGTCGTTGCAACCTCGTCGTGTCTGGTGTGTCTGGCGACGGACTGGATCTGTCCAATCTGCGAATCCAATTTAAAATCAAGAAGAGCGACGCTCAGACTCCAAACACTGCCGAGATCCGCGTGTACAACCTTGCTCCGGACACAGCCAAGCAGATCCGCAAGGAGTTCAAGCGCGTCGTGCTGCAGGCTGGCTACGAAAGCAACTACGGCGTCATCTTCGACGGCAACATCAAGCAAGTTCGGATGGGTCGCGAGAATGGCACGGACACGTACATCGACATCGCTGCCGGAGACGGCGACGACGCCTACAACTATGCCGTGGTGAACACGACTCTGGCTGCTGGCGCAAAACAGTCTGACCAGATTGACGCTGCTGCTGGATCGATGGCAAGCAAAGGCGTCAACAAGGGTTACGTCGCAGACACAGGCTCTGCTGCTCTGCCTCGTGGCAAAGTTATGTACGGAAACGCACGCGACTATCTGCGCCAGTCAGCTGAGGCTTCTGGCACGACTTGGTCTGTTCAGGATGGCAAGCTGCAGTTGGTGTCGCTGACTTCTGTCCTTCCGAATCAAGCCGTGCTCCTTACCAGCAAGACTGGTCTGGTCGGCACGCCGGAGCAAACCAACGACGGCATCAAGGCGAAGTGTCTGCTCAACCCAATGCTCAAGATTGGCGTCCGAGTGAAGATCAATGAAGAGGATGTGAACGAGGCGAAGCTGCCGGACAGCGACAAGAATGATGCAGCCAACAAGCCAGCCGACATAAGCAAAGACGGCATCTACCGTCTGTTGGTTGTCGAGCACAGCGGCGACACTCGTGGTCAGGATTGGTATAGCGATCTTGTCTGCTTGGATGTTGACGCTTCCGCCCCTCCAGGAAAACAGGTGAAAAAAGCATGAGACGCGAAGAACGACTTGACGACCCCGAAGAATCCCTGCGTTTGGCGCTGGAGAATGCGCAATCTCAGATCTGGACTGCCCTTCCAGGTGTTGTAACAGCCGTAGACCTGTCGAAGCAGACAGTCTCAGTACAACCCTCTATCCAAGGAAATATCTCGGCTCCTGACGGATCCTCGCAGTCTGTTAATCTGCCTCTGCTCGTTGATGTGCCGATCGTTTGGCCGCGAGCTGGTGGATTCGCCCTAACATTCCCGATCGCAGCTGGCGACGAGGTGTTGGTTGTGTTCGCCAGTCGTTGCATCGACACGTGGTGGCAGTCTGGTGGCGTTGGCGTGCAGGCAGAAGTGCGAATGCACGACCTGAGCGACGGATTCGCCGTGTTGGCTCCGACCAGCCAGCCGCGCAAATTGAGTGGCGTCAGCTCGACTAATGTTCAGCTGCGCGACGACGCTGGAACTACTTATGTTGAGATCGCTCCTGGAGGCAAAATCAAACTGCTGGGTGCGACCTCGATCGACCTGAATGCTCCAACGATCAACATGAAAGCAACCAACATCAACATCGAAGGCACGACGACGCAGACAGGCTCGATGAATATGACCGGCCAAGTGACGCAGACAGGTGGAATGAGTATCGGCGGCGTAACATTCGGATCCCACAAACACACTGGTGTTCAGACAGGTGGAGGAACTTCTGGTGGACCAACAAATTAATTTCACTTTCCATAATGTGTGAAACAAGGCATAATTTCGAGTCATGAGATACCGCAAATTAGACACCAACGGCGACATGAACTTCGGCAATCAGCAAGCCGATTTCTACCGCGACAACCCAGAGGCAGTTGCTCAAGCTGTCTGGACTCGCCTTCGCCTGTGGGTTGGTGAGTGGTTTATCGACACGACCGAAGGCACGCCATACCAGCAAGCCGCTCTCGGGACGAACAAGAAATCAACGATTGGGCCAGCCATCCGCGAGAGAATCCTAGGAACGCAGAATGTTACGAGCATTGAATCCTTCGAACTCTTGATCGATCCGGACAATCGCGTCGCCACAATTTCTGCCGTCATTAACACAGCGTTTGGCTCGACGCAATTGCAAGGAGTCATCTGATGGCAATATCCGATCTCATTTTCGTCGACCAGTCTGGTTTACATTACCCTGACTACCCGACTGTGTTGACGTATTTGCAAGGCGAATACAGAACCATCTACGGTGCAGACACCTACCTTGAAGCCGATTCGCAAGACGGCCAGTGGGTTGCGATTCAGGCTTTGGCGATCTTTGACACCATGCAGGTGGCAGCCA